AATAGGAATTATTGTTTGCGAGGTAATATAATATATGTCTGATCTTTTAAATAAATTGCGTAAAAACTCCACAGTCAAGGATACTGATATTCTTGAAGATTCAAAGTTTTTTACTGCAAAGGATATGATTCCTACAACCGTTCCTGCAATTAATATTGCACTTTCTGGCCAGATCAATGGCGGGTTTACTCCCGGTCTTACTATCTGGGCAGGTCCGTCAAAGCACTTTAAGACGTCCTTTAGCCTGCTAATGGCAAAGGCTTATATGGACAAATATCCAGACTCGGTTCTGCTATTCTACGATTCAGAGTTTGGTACTCCTCAAGCTTATTTCGATTCTTTCAAGATCGATAAGAGCCGCGTCCTTCATACACCGATTACAGATGTCGAGCAGTTGAAGTTTGATGTGATGGCTCAGCTTGAGAACATAGAACGCGGTGATCGTGTCATGATGGTTATCGATTCTGTCGGTAATCTCGCTTCTAAAAAGGAGGTAGAAGATGCGTTGAAGCAGAACACCGCGGCAGATATGACTCGTGCTAAACAACTCAAGTCTTTGTTCAGAATGGTTACTCCACACCTAAACCTGAAGGACATTCCAATGGTTGTTGTAAACCATACCTATATGACTATGGAAATGTTCTCAAAGCCTGTCGTCTCTGGCGGTACAGGCATCTATTATTCAGCTGACAATATCTATATTATTGGCCGTCAACAAGAAAAAGATGGTAAAGATGTTGTTGGTTATAACTTCATCATCAACGTAGAAAAGTCTCGTTTCGTAAAAGAAAAGAGTAAAATTCCAATCGAGGTTTCATGGGAACAAGGTATCAGTAAGTGGTCTGGTCTCATGGATCTTGCTATCGAGTCTGGTCATGTTATTAAACCAAAGGTCGGTTGGTACCAAAAGGTAGACATGAACACTGGAGAGATCATCGAAAAATCTTATCGCATGAAAGACACGTATAACTTTAGTTTTTGGCATCCGATTCTTCAATGCGAGAAGTTTATCAATTTTATTGATCAACGCTATCGTGTCGGTTCCGGCGATATTATGAAAGAAGATACGGTTGAAGAAATCTACGAGGTGATGGAGGATCAATGAAAACAGAATCCGTAATATTCGGAAACCTAATTGAAAATGAAGATTACGCGCGTAAGGTAATTCCATTTTTACAGGAAGAGTATTTTACTGATCCTGTAGATAAAAAGGTTTTTACTCTTATCAAAGATTATGTTGACAAGTATAATACTTTTCCAACAAAGTCTGCGCTTATTCTTGATTTAAAAGATGTAACAGGTTTATCTGAGGATCAATATAAAACAGCAAATGATACTATTAATGGTTTAGAAAAATCCGAAGATCGTGATTTATCTTGGCTTATTGATCATACTGAAAAGTTTTGTAAGGATAAAGCTCTTTATAATGCTTTAATGAAGTCTATTCAAATTGTAGACGACAATAATAAAGATAGTATATCTGTTGGCGCTATTCCTCAAATTTTGACTAATGCTCTTGGTGTTTCTTTTGATACTCACATCGGCCATGACTTTCTTGATGACGCAGCCGATCGTTATGAATTTTATCATCGCAAAGAAGTTCGTACTAGCTTTGATCTAGATCATTTTAACAAAATTACACAAGGTGGTTTGCCCCGCAAAACATTAAATATCGCTCTTGCTGGCACTGGTGTTGGTAAATCATTATTCATGTGTCATAATGCTGCACATAATTTAATGTCGGGATGTAATGTTCTGTATATCACCATGGAAATGGCAGAGGAACGCATTGCAGAACGTATTGATGCCAATTTGATTGGAGTCACACTTGATGAACTTAAAGATCTACCTCAATCAATTTATTATAAACTTATTGGCAAAGTAAAGAAACAAGCAAAGGGTAAACTTATTGTTAAGGAATATCCTACTGCATGCGCTGGATCTGCTAACTTTCGTCATCTTTTAAACGAACTTAAAATTAAAAAGAACTTTGTACCGGATGTCATTTATATTGATTATTTGAATATATGTGCATCATCACGTATTAAACCAAGTTCAAATGTAAACTCTTATACTTACATTAAAGCTGTTGCAGAAGAACTCAGAGGCCTTGCTGTTGAGTTTAATGTTCCAGTTATTTCGGCAACACAAACTAATCGTACTGGGTTTTCCAATTCAGATGTAGGTCTCGAAGATACTTCAGAATCGTTCGGCCTGCCTGCAACGGCAGACTTTATGTTTGCTCTGATCACTAGCGATGAGTTAAGACAACTTAATCAAATTATGGTTAAGCAACTTAAAAATCGTTACGGAGATCCTGCTAAAAACAAAAGATTTGTTATTGGTGTAGACTACTCTAAGATGAGACTCTACAATGTTGAAGCATCAGCACAAGAAGATATACAAGACGATGTTCCAATATTTTCTATGACAAGTTCTGGAAATAGATTAGAAAACGAATCAAAACCAGCAACCACTTTTGATAAACTTAAATTTGCAGGATTCAAATAATGGTAAACTACCGAGTAGAAAAAGACGACATACTTATCCAAGCGGTCACAACTATGAGTGAAGGTAGGGCGGAGGGCTTTTCTGTAATTGAAAACGAGAGCGGTTATATTATGAAATCGGGATTATCAAAGGCAGGAGCTCGGGCGCTTTGTCGTAGCCTGAACTTCGGTGGTGGGTTTGATGGTTGGACGCCTCAATTTTTTTTAGAAAAAAATGAAATTTTGTAATAGGTTTTTGTATTTTGTGTATAAATATATGTACACAATATGTGGTGCGTGGATTTACGGTTATCCGTAAAAGAGGCAAGTGTCTTAATTGACGATTGGAATAGGCAGGCTAACAGGTGGGGTTCCTCCTGCTACACGCATTTGGGCGGTCTTCGGGCCGCCCATTTTTTTTGTATTTTTTTAAAAATAACTATGTACATTTAATCAGAAACATGCTATAGTGGTACTATAATGAAGAAAGGTTATAGTGACATGGTTACAGATCTTAAATATGGTCTTGTTTTCGGTGCATTTGTTTTTATAGTAATTACTATGTGGGAAGTACAACAAGTTCTTCCTGCATAAAACTGTGTACATTAATTATTAGTTAGTGTACATTATGATAATGGTAAAGAGATCTCGTGTGATCTTTCGTATATTGCTAGTGACTGCTTTGTGGATCGGTCTCTTTACCATTAATTTTTGAGGTATATTATGACAATGCATCTTCTCGGACCTGCTTATAGTACGATTCGTACTCCTCGTAAGGCAAAGCTTACAAAGTCAAAGCTCGACCGGTTTTATGTTGATTGGAAGTCTGACTGTAAACGTGAAAAGAAACTTGGTATTAAACCAAAAAGTTTCGATGATTATATTGATTATCGTCTCGGCTATTACAAGCCAAAGCTTCGTGGTGTGAAAACCGAGAAGTATAAGCCTAGCAATCATCGTAAGCTGTATCCTTCTCAAAACGAAATCGGTGTACACTATACGAAGGATATGAACTACGAGCGTGAAAAGCTCGAGGTCAGCACCAATTATGTTATCGGCCAAGCCTACAATAAAGGCGGACTTGTTGTCCTTTCCAAGTCTGAAGCGGCCGACCCTTCAACAGGCAAAAGACGATGAAGCAAACGCTTGAACAAAAGATCCGTCAGCGTAGAGCTCAAATGCTTGTCCATTCGTACATCTACTATCATCTTAATGATAATATTGTAAGCGATGATGTGTGGCAGAAATGGGCTAACGAACTTGTAGAGCTTCAGAAGAAAAAGAAGCGAATAAATTTTTACGACAAAGCGTTTAGCGACTGGACAGGAGCGTCTGGAGCATTCCTTCCAGCTGACCATTGGGTACGGAGAAAAGCGAGTACGTTATTAGAGACTTCTGAAGCGGCTGATCCATCAACGGACAAAAGGCAGTGCTAACTTTCCTTTCTTCATTAGGACTGCTTTTCCTGTTGATAGTATTGGCAGTCTTGGGTGTCGCCGTATGGCTGGCATTCAAGGCTGCCATTTACGTACTTAAATTTATTGTGTATGGATTTATATTTCTTGCTGCAATACTTTTTTTGTTTACATTATTTTAATTATATGGTAGGTTAAAAACATTATGGATCAAGAAACACGCAAACGTATTTACAATGTACTTGGCGCATCGATGCGCGCACAAAATCCAGAATTTCGTAAGCTCTGGGAAAAAGTATTTCAGGACTTAATGATGCCTGTAAATAATTCTACGAGGCATTAATGTTTGTTGAAGGTGTATCACCATATCGTAAACCGTATGCTCCTGAAGGTATTAACTTCAGCGAGAAACACCATCTTGTTGGTTTTCAATGGCCATATATTAATTGTAATGGCAAAGAATACAAGACTACTATGACTCCTACTGGTTGGGTATGTGATTGCCCCGGTTTTAACTTTCATGGAAAATGCAAACATATTATTAAAGTTCATGCAAAGGTTTCACGATGATTATTCATACAAATGATACTACAACAAATGAAGTATTCGAAATTCCTGATTCTCTATATCGACTAATGATGTCGGAAGTTGAAAAATCTTCTGATGGTCGTCTCAAACGCCCAGTAGATGTTATACCCGCGATTAATGCTGTATTATGTGTTCTTTGGCGTGATGGCATCCCGCCTGAGCTTTGTCGTGATGGAAATCTAGTGCATTCGCCACAAGGTAAGATTATTGCGAGGAATGACCGCATAGACGAGATTATGGTAATAGAACCAAATGGAAATGCTGAACGTTATAAAAAGGTTGTTGAGTAATGGAAAAGAATATAGTATACACTATTAAGCTTATATCTGGAGAAGAAATTATTTCTCGTGTAAACCAGTCAGAAGGTATAACAGAACTTATTAGACCTATGGCAGTTGCAATGGGCCCACAGGGATTTGCTATGATGCCATGGATGTTATCAGCTCCTGAAAACAACGTAACAATTTCAGATACAGTTATTGTTGGTGCTACAAGAACATCCGAAATGGTTTCAAAACAATATATCAAGCAAGTAACAGGAATTGAAGTATAATGCTACTCATTTTTATAATGTTCATTATTTCTCTTTTAGTGTATGGATTAATTACCAGCAAAGTAACTCCAGAAGAGCGTGATGAAATGTTAAAGAGTGATGAGATGTTTCCATGAGTATGATTCTATCATGCTTGATCCTCGGTGATTCTATCGCGGTCGGCACAAAAATGTTTGCACCCAAGGAATGTGTCTCGTATTCGAAGGGTGGTTGGAACACTTGGCAATGGAATAAGAATTGGGGTAATACTCCTCTCGAAGCCAAGACTATCGTGATCAGTCTTGGAACAAACGATCATGCTGGTGTCAACACACAAAGGGAGTTGACAAAAATTAGAACTCGTATTAAGATAGGCAATGTAGTATGGATCATGCCTCCTTGCAACAAGAAGTTCTGCAAGCCAGCAGTCAACGAAGCAGTGAAGAGCATTGCTTATAGCTACGGAGATCGTATTATTGCTACGTCTTATGTTCAACCAGATGGTATCCATCCTTCATGGCGTGGATACAAAGATCTTGTAAAGAAAGCAGGTTTGTGAATCTTTTTGTATTAGATAATGATCCCGTGATTGCTGCACAATTGCAGTGTGACAAGCATGTTGTGAAGATGATCGTCGAGAGTGCTCAGATGCTCTCGACGGTTCATCGTATGCTTGATGGTATGGAGACTCGCATTCCATCTAAGTCAGGCAAGCGCAT